TCGCACATGCCCGCGCGCGTGAAGTGCGCCGTGCTGGGCTGGCGGACGCTGAAGGAAGCCATCGGGGGAGAAGAGGAATAAGAAAACCGGACGGGGCGCAAAACCTCGTCCGATTTTTTTGTGTTGATACAAAAACAAATGAATTATTTACCAAACATACGCTACACAATAAAAATCGCTTGTCTTTCCGTAAGAACTATCATTGGTTTGTGCACGTAAAATGAAGGGCTTTGAAAATAGATGAGCAGTCTTTCCATTTTTTAATAAAACAGTTTTGTTGGAAGAAGTGGCTATGTGGAAAACGCCGTTGCTGTTTCCTTTGTACTCGGTGGCAGTAAAAATTCCAGCTGGCTCTATCCGATAGAAGGGACAATTTATATGGAACAATTGTGTTTTAGAGATTAGAACAATCTGACAGTTAAGGAGCGCGTAATCAATGGACACTTCACCTTTTTCGGTTTTCGTCCGACCGCAGTGTATATCTGTCATTATCTGGCGAGTAGGGGTTTCATTGTCGATATTCACATTCCAACAGTGTTCCGCAGAGGAAAGAAAAGAAATTATGGCATCATAGTAATCAGCATAATCTTTTGAAGGAGCCAGCGAAGTTTGCAATTCATCGCGTTGATGTTGCAACGACTCGATTTTAACATCTAATGCTGAAATTGCTTGGTAATGCTCTTGAATAGCTTGCTTGTGGGCATTGATTTGCGATTCCAATTCCGCAATTTTCTTTCGGGTTTCTGCTTCGGACATGGGGAAGCCCTCCTTTTCGTGTATCAGTCAAGAAAATAGGTAAAAGAAAAGGTCAAGGTTTTTCAACCTTGACCATCTGTGGAGCATACCTTTCAGCGGTCGAACACTTTTACATTATCGCAGGTCATCTTTTCGGGCTGGTCGTTTCGATAGATCGCGCCAAGGAATCAAATTTCTATTTGTGATTGCAGACAAATAACAGCAGGACGGGAAACCGCCCTGCTGTTGCTTTAAGTATTGGCTGAATCGTCTTTTGATTCGTCATTGCCACGCATGACTTCAAGTGCCTGCCTGATTGCCTTCGGAATCGGAACGCCAATCAGCGACGCATTTTCAAGTACGCTGACACCTTCGGAACTGATGAACCACAAGCAAGACGCACCAGAAACCGCAGCAAAAGATACGCCTGCATTCATCGAAACGACCGCGTCAAGCAGATACGCAAGCGCAACAATGACGATAATCAGTAGCTTTTTCATAAGACCTGCAAACGCCGTGCTGCTGGATAAACCGCCGTTCGTGGATTTAGGGCTTTTCCCGACTGCGCCGCAGATAAGCCCTGTGATGTAGTCAAGGGACATGACAGCAAGCAACACCCACAAGATAGGCGGCAGACCGCAGAAAAAGGAAGCGACAGCGCCCGCCGCCGCTGCAATCGTCTGAAAAATTTTTTCCTTCATGGTTGTTTTTCCTTTCATGTTATCATCGGGATAGATCGCAGCGCTTGCGTATAATAGCGCGTTCGGCGCGCATATTATCAGCCCCTTTCAATGTAGCCATTTAACTGTTTGCTTCTGTTGCAACTGCGCCGGGATAGCATTCCAGCAAATACGCAGTTGTTGCCGCGTCAAGTCCGTAAATGCTCACATTGTACAGCGTAACAGGTTCAACAGAAGCATCATTCAGCAATGCGTCAAGTCTTGCCCATGTAGCAGGCCCGCAGATACCGTCAGCCGTCAGGCTGTTGTTCTGTTGGAACTGTTTCAGGGCTGCGGAAGTTTCGTTTCCAAAACTTCCATCTGCGCCATATTTCGGAAGAACATAACCCAGCTTCAGCAGGGCGTTTTGAAGTAACTTTACATCGTCACCTTTGCTGCCTTTTCGGGTGGTTGCGCGCGTTGTGGTCGTTTCTTCTTTGGAAATGGTCGTTTGTTCGACTTCATCGAATGCACCCTTTGGAATCGCGTAATGCGTCCAAGGGTAAGAAGAAACAGCCTTCAGAACAGTTCCGGCAGAATGACCGCGACAATCAACCGCGTAACCGTCACCAAGGGCAAAACCCGTGTGCTGCATGACGGTTGCATTGGATTTGTTTTGCTTGAACAGAATGCAGGGCGTGTCTGCTGGCATTTTGTCGATTGTGTCTTTTTCAATCCAGTCATCAGCCCTGTATTGCGAAGATGCACCGATAGAACTGATTTTTAGTCCGGCTTCTTTGCAAGCAATGTACGTCAGTCCTCGACAATCAAATGCCCGTTTCCCGTTGTACTTGCATGACGAACAGTTTTCCTGCTTCCCGGAAAGCACGGGGCAGTATTTATAAATTGCATCGGCATAAGCCGGGCGCGCCGCTGCGCGATTCTTCCGAAGTGTTACCGTGCATTCCTGCCCGGTAGACGCAAAAACGTAAGGACAGCCGACGAAGCTGCGCGCAATTTGTGCGGCAAGATCAATTTTCCGCATTGCTTTCGTCCTCCAAGCAATTAACAGTCAATACATCTAAGATATTGTCAAGTTTGGCACGTTCGGCACAGTAAGCGACAGCATGAGCGCGCCAAGCATAATAGTTGCGTCGAATATCATCTTCGATGCCGGGGTAATACCTTGTTGGTAGGGTATAAGTTGCGCCATCATCAAAAAAGAACGTGACTTCGCACGTTCTTCTTGTTGATGCTACATGAATTTTATATGAATCATTCATTGTCATTCTTCACCGTATTTTCAGGCATTTCCGGCCAAACGATATTGAAGGGGAAGCCTGGTTGTGCCGGCAGATCGCGCAGCGCCTGACGGTATTCCGCCCATTCGCCGTTTAGCAAAGTTTTCAAACCATCAATCAACGCTTTGAAGGTTTGAAGCATCGACGACGCTGTAACCGTGTCTGGAAGCTCAATCCCGCAGCGGTCGAAAGCAAGCATACCGTCGCTTCGTTCAAGCAGCTTGTTTCTGATCGTGCGCGTAATCGACGCAGCAAGTTCTTCGTCTTCGGCGGCAATGGCGTCACGAAGTACAGATTCCTGTACGTCAATTTCAGCGTTTCTGATTTTTTCGCAGATAGCTTCGATTCGGGCAATTCTTTCTTCATTTTTGACTTTCATTTTGTCTGACCTCCGAAATTAGTTGATTATATAGGGATTCCATATTCAAAATGATTTTTCGGCAGTTGCCGCGTTGCGCATTTGCCTTCCAAGTGAAAAAGGATTCCGCTAGTGACTTAATAGGAATTTTACCCGCCTTTGCAAGTCGTGCCATTCTTCGCAATTTGCGTCTTTCTCTGACAACGGATTGTCTGCAAATGAGCCTGATAACCTTTCCTGTATCAGTCAATAGGAAACGCCACTTCAGCCACAAAAGCCCCTGCTTCAAAGGAAAAATCTGTGTCTTCTGATTAAGCGTCAGACCGATTACAGCAAGACGTAATCTGATTTCTTTTAAGGCTGTTTGAAGAACGTCCTTGTCGTTGTGAATCAAAACAAAGTCATCCATATAGCGAATATAGTGCTTGATTCGCAAGCGTTCCTTTATAAAATGGTCGAGGTCATCAAGCACCGCAAGTTCAGTTATTTGTGATACTTGACTGCCTAAACCTATGCCGACTTCGCCGCCGAAGCTATCAATAATCATGTCTGTGTATGCTGCCGCATCCTGATCGGTTAGCCGCTTTCTGATTGCAGCTTTCGCTACTGTGTGCAGCGTTTCCGCGAAGTAGTGGCGTATATCGCATTTCAGCACCCAGCCGTCAGAACCATTTTTAAGAAAGTAACGCCGAAGATGAACATTCATGCGATTAAGTGCATCATCAACACCTTTCCCGCGCTGGCAAGCACAGTTGTCACGAATAAACGAACGTGTGATTTGAGGATAAAGCACATTATCGCAAAGACTTCGCTGAAATTGGCGGTCTTTTATCCTTGTTGCCACAATTTCACGTTCTTTAGGTTCATATACGCGAAATTTCTGATAGTCGCTTATTTTATATGTTCCATTCAAAAGACTTCGACGCAGAAGATAGGTGTTCTTCAGACTGTTCGCTTCGTAGCCTATGACGCTATCCTTCCATCGAACATTGCAGCATGATTTTTTCAAGCCTTTATATAGTTCGCGGAAGGAAGTAGCATCTTTTACTGTTTTATTTTGCATAAAAAGAACGGCGCTTATAGCCGCACCAGCGCAAACGCTGGCGGTGTCGCCGCTTTGTGTTCCCCCTTTCGGGGCGGGTGAATCGTTCCTTGTGTGAGTAGCACAGATTTCAGCCGCATGGCCTACTTTAAGCGGGCATTATCTCACAATCCGCCGCCGCGCCGTTACCATTGTAGGCGTTATTGTTGTTCCGCGCGCCCGTAGTGTCCACGTTACGCGCATTGTTCGCGTTGCCGGGGTTCGGCGAACGCAACCACCAGTTACGGGCCGTAGCTATAACGATTCGCCCTTTATCCATCGTTCGAAGACGTTGAACAGCTCTGATCGGGGCGCAAGATAGACTTATAGCGCTTTCTGTCGCTTTCGCGCCATTTCTTCAGCAGATTTTCAACACTGATAATTTGACCTGTCCAGAACTCTATACGTTGCGATTCAATGCAAAGCGTGATATACGCAACGTCAAGTAAGGTCAGCAGCGCTTCTGCATGTGAATAGGCTTCTACCTGCTGCGCCCTTCGGTATTTGTAATCCTCCCATGTAGCCACATTAACAGCGTTCGCGCGCTTGATGCAGCACAATACGTCAAGCGCTTCATGTACAATATGTTGCGTCATAATCCAGCGGTCGCGCTTCGGAAAGTATTTTTCATTCTTGCATATTTGTACGGTATACGCAGCAAGGTTATTTGCTTGCGTAAGAATTTCAAGCCTTCCTTCGGAACGCTTCGCCTTAATGACGGACATGTTTTTTATCTTCCTTTTGTGGTTAATGGGTATCTGCCGCCCAAGGGGGCGGCAGATTATACGATTAGTAGATTACGCAAGCCGCCGCCGCGCCGAAACCACTGTAGGCGTAATTGCCGCTCCGCGCGCCCGTAGTGCCCACGTGACGCGCACTGCTCGCGATGCCGGGGTCCGGCGAACGCAACCACCAGATACGGGCCGTAGCGGTCGAACTGTAATCATACTTGATTCTGTCAGCATTTGCCGCATCCGCGTAGTATTCAAGTGTGCTACCCTGCGCAACACTTTCTACATCGAAGCCGACTTCGTCTTGCGAAAGCAAAAAGATTTTGTCTCGCGTAGTATAGATAATATTGCCGCGGCTGTTGTCATTTTCAAAGACGTTATTTTTCCGCGTTGTAACGTCAACGGCACCGAGAACAGAAGCGAAGTCTGCGTCAATGCCTTTCAGGAAACCTTCAAGGTTCGCATAGACATTATCAAGCCTGTCAAGGCTATGCGTCGGCGTCCACCAAGTTCCCGCACCGCCTTCGGCGTTTAGCCACTGTCGAATATTGCTTTCTTTCCAGTTATCATTTCCATAACGCAAGCGCTGAAGAACGTTCATGAATCCGTCTGCGTTTTCTCCGTGCTTGTGAATTGTGCCGAGGGAAGTTCCATCTGTGCCGTTGGTGGGAACGATATTCGATTCAAGTGCAGAAGTAGACGACGCACTTGCGAATGTGCTGATTTTGACGGCGGAAATTTTCACGTTATAAGTCCAAGCAAGCACAATCTGACCGCCCACAGGGACAGCAACAGAAGTTGTGAACTGAATCCCCGTCCAGCCTTCAAGTTCTGCATTGCTCAGATAATCAGAAGGCGGCAGAAGATGATAAGTTCCAGCAGGAAGCCCGTTCGGATAATTTGCAGCAGTTACACAGTATGCCGCTTCACAGGCGTCAAACGGTCGTCCGTAAATGACGTTGTGCATTGCAAGCGTCATTGTTGGTGCGTTTGGATTATCCGGGTTTTTGTGGTGGTTATGAGCCACTACATCGAAAATCAGATTTCCATACTTGCTGTGTGGAACAATGAATTTTGTTCCGATAGGGTAAACATTTGCTGCCATACCTGCCGCAACAACTTTTTTTACGGAAGCGAAAGAAGCGTCTTCGCCAACAACAGAAGCGATAACGTCAATTTTTTCATTGACATTGTCGAAGCCCTTTTTGATAAGAGCTGCTAAGAACAAATCTCGTTCAGCCATGATTTCTACTCCTTTTATACCTGATTCCAGCCATCAGCCGACAGAAAAAACAGTGCAGACAAGTCTTTCAGCGTTGCAATGCTTCCAGCGGCGACGCATTCGGCAAAACCATTCTTTGCAGTCATCGTCGGAAGGGTAGAAACATCAGCCGCGCTGTCAATGATAAATTCATAGACCGGAAGCCCGCTTGACGTCTGGTTAATGCTGCTGTGCTTGATATAGTCCATTTTTATTCCCCCTTATACGTTGAATTGCTGCGAAAGCGTTTCAAGGTCATAAATGTTCTTTTGCGTTCTTCCGTTGGAATCTTTTCTGATTTCTGTGACGACGCTTCCTTCATAGGTAAAAGTATCTGTTCGGATAATAGCGCCCGTTGAATTGCTTGTGTGCGTAATCGTTGCTACAAGCCCTTCGTCATTCAGCGTTACATTCTCCATCGTGTCAAGAATCGTCGCATTATAAAGAACGTCGAAAATTTTATCATGCACAGTTTGAACTTCGCTTTTTGCCTTTTCCGCTGCCTTTGCGCTATTTCCTGCATTTGTTGCGGCAGTCAAAGCAGCAGATGCGGATTTTCCTGCCGCTTTCGCTGATTCAGCCGCCGTTTTCGACGCATCAGCAGCGTTCTTTGTTGCGCTGGTAACAGCTTCATCAAGCCGTTCTTCAAGCGCATCAGCCGTTTCTTGCGCAGCTTTTGCGCTGTCTTGCGCTTCCTGCGCTGACTGTGCGGAAGCATCAGTAGCAGCGGCAACAGCGTCAGCAAGATCGTCTTCAAGCGCGTTGCGTGATTCTTCAGCGGCATTTGCGGCGGCTCTGGCGTCACTGACAGCAGAAAGAACAAGCTGACTCCACGTTGTACCGTCAGCAGTAAGACGGTCGATTTCGATAGATGAGAAAACCCGCGTATCAACGCGGGCGGATTTCATTCTTGCTTCACCGACAATATAATTTAGCTCGATTTCGCCATATCCAGCAGCCCCGATTTCGGCGGCAGGAATAAGCCAAGAAATAACGCCTTCGTTTTGCTCGATAGTTGCCGTAAGCATTTCTTCATCGGCACGTTTGACGAGAAGTTGAAATGTTCCGCTGCCGTCGTACCATTCTGAAGCGTCAAAGACGACCTTCGTTGCAAGATTTTCGCCGACTTTGCCAAGCAATAAAATCGGCGTGTCGAAGCAGGATTCTAAAATTCTGGTATGCACTTCACGCGGTAATGCCATTTTTGCACCTCCTTTCAAATCGCCCTTGCCGCAGCGCGTAATTCTTCGATTGCAGCGGCTTTCGGCTTTGTGTCATCAAGCGTTGTACTCCACACAGGCGCGGGAACAATGACGTCTGCTCCAAGTCCGTTAATTTTCTGATATAGCGCGGTCAATGCGCTTCGGATTTCCGCAACATGTGCAGGATAATGCTTTATAGAAGTTGTGCCTGCAATGATAGATTCGTTCCACGACGGCGCAGACAGCCCGTAGAACGCGCAAAGCTGCTCGATCATGCTGCGTATCTCATTGATGTGCGCAGCCTTTATGCGGGTCGTTCCGGCTATTACAGGGCTATCCGTGTACGTTTCAGCGGTTACAGTAATTGTTCGCGCAGCTTCGGAATATGCGCCGTATTCATCCGTTACCCTGAAGCGATACGCGCCGCCTGCTGTTAGTTTGACAGCGACAATGCAGCTATCTGTTATATTGTTTGCAATGATTGCAAACTCGCCTGAATCCTTGCTGTATGTAACTGTCATGCTATGCCCGTTTATATCCCTTGTAATGCGCAGAATAGCCCAGAAAGCGCCCGGTGAAATCGGGGATGAAGGCACAGGGGAAAGAATGTCAGGTGCAACGGGCGCAGTATTTTTATAAAGAATGCCTGATATAGCTGCGTCGGTAATATCGCCGTTCGTTTGAACGGCGCGCACCTTGTAGCAGAAATAGTTTCCAGAAGGCACAGAATCAAACAGCGCCGCAGCATTAAAGCTGTTTCCGCTGGCGTTGTTCCATACAGACCAAGTTACACCGCTATTTATCGTATAAGCGTACTGACAAATCGTTCCCGCAAGATTGATTGTGGTCGGCAATTCCCACGCGCAAAGATCAAGCGACGTATACCATCCAGCAGCGGGCGTCAGATTGATCGGAACATCCGTTTGACGCGATACAGTAGCTGCAGACGTATATGCCGAATAGATGCCATCTGAAGAAAGAGCACGAACGCGGAAAGCTAAGACATCACCTTTTGACAGTCCCGGATTATATGAATACTTTAACGCAGTCGTATTTGTCAGCGCAGTCCAGCTTCCGAAGCTGCTTCCGTACTTTTTTAATCGGTATTCGACATAGTACCTGCTGATTGACGCACCTATTGCGGTCGAAGCAGACCACGAAAGCGCGACGTTTCCGCTGTCCCATATCGTCGGCGAAACTGCAAAGCTGCCCGGCGTTGTCGGTGCAGCAGCGCGACAGACTGCGCTTGATTCGCTCCAGTCGGAATAGTAATCGCTTCCAGCGCTGCCAAGCGCACGGACACGGAATTTGCGCCAACCTTTAGCCGCTGGCAACGAAGCTGAAACGCTGCGTGTACCTGTGCCGTATGTGTAGTATGCAGTCCACGCGCCGAAAGATGAGCCGTTGCTGCTGTCTGCGTACTGAAGTTCATACGCTGTCAGCGTATTTGCCGTTGTATTCCAAGATGCAGCCCAAGATATAGCAACCGTTGAATCGGTTGTCATCGTCGTTCCTGTGCTGATAGTTGGTGTAGCAAGTTTCGACGGAATGGTATAGTCAACAACCACAGAAACCGAGGATTTTACAAAAACCTTTGAAGTGCTACCAGACGAAGAAGAAGTTCCTGTGCATTTGACAGAAATTCCTGTTATGCTGTTCGCCTGACTAAGCGAAACATCGCTGAAGGTGAAACTGCGCGAAGCAAATGAATAGTCATCCGACGTCATCTTTACTTCATCTTCAATTTCAATGTTTCCGCCATTTGTCAATAGCGTAATCGTTAGATAGTAATGTGGCGAATACGCATTTGTCGAAAAGATCAAGTCAACTGTTACGCCGTTGATGATTCCAGAAGCGCCACCGCCGCCCGAAAGATAGCAAGTCCGCGTCGCATTAAGTGAACGCGAATCTCCCCAACTGCCATTATAAGAAGTTGTTGCCATTGTGCAGCCTTTCCGCGTTAAGCATAGAAGGAACCAACATAATCAGCAACCCTATTGACTGCTGTGATTGTTGTCCCGCTGATAATCACTTCATACAGCGCTTCTTGCCGCGTAGAACCACCTGCTGCAATGCTGTCTTGTGTCAGCGCAGGGCGTTGTGCTTCGGCAAGGCTTGACGCTTCTTCGCCTGCAATAACCTTGAATTGCAAGGTATCAGCAACACTTCCGCCGCCGCGTATAAACTCCGACACAATCAGATCGCGCCTGAATACACCTGCTGTTCCGCTTCCAATGGTCAAAGCAAGTGTTTCACCAGCAGGTACGACGTGCAAGTAGCCCTGATTGCAGTATAAGCCGGAAGCAAGGCGAATTGTGTTGTTGTCAACAATGGTTGCGGCAAGCCGTCCGTCTGCATCCGTGATGCCGCTTCCTCCAAAGATTGCCCTGTGTACCTGTGCATCGTCTTCTGCGTAGATGTGGGGCGCTTCGCTGTCCGGGGTAAAGACCGTTATTGCTTTCTGTGCCATTATTCAACCTCCGTTCTGATTGTCGTGCCGTTCTGGTTGATTGTTATGACGCGCTGTGATACGCTCTTTATTGCCGATATGCCAAGATCGCGGTCAACGGTCAGTATTTTGTCATCAAGTTGCAAGTCAAGCTGAAACTGCGACAAATCTATTTCTGCCGAAGACATAGCAGCATATTGAAGAAGCGCATCGCCTGCCGAAGAAAGCAGCTCGTCTTCGCTTTCTGCGTTTGGGTAATCGAATGTCATTGACCGCAGCGCGGATTCAGTAAGCGCGGCAGGGCGCGTTTTATAAATCTTTCCGTCAAGCATCCAAATTTCGCGCACCATGCGTTCAGCAAGTTCACCTGTACCAAGCGCAATGCAATGGTTATAGTCATCAACGCGCCCTGCTGTGATTGACATTCCAATCCCTAAGTCGGGCGAAATATCCGCATATTCGGAATAGTCCGCACAACGGCGGGCGCTGGTAATAACACGCTGTTCTGCTGCATTGTACACGCAAGATAATGTATAACCAGCTTGAAACAGTGCTTTAGACAGCCCCGAAAGTTTCGTCTGATAGCGAAACTGATACGATATTGAAACACCCGTGCTTTCTTCGGAAACATGGAACAGGTTCACATAGTCGTTTCCGACAATATCGGCGACAATGCTATTCAGTTCCGTGTTTGTAAAAGTTCTGTACGCCTGTCCAGAAGGCGGCGATATTATCCGCATAGCAAGCAGCGCACGCCACAGTATGCCCTTGATCGTGACCGTGTCTGCTCCCGTGTTCTTGTTTACACTTCCAACAATGCCGCCAAACTCGCTTCCGTCAATATAAATATAATCGCCGCGCATTATCTGTTCCGCTTTCCATGCGCTGACGGACATTTCAAGCGAAAACGTGTTATCTGCGATTTCACAATTATTGTGAATCTGTGCATCGAAAGAAATGAAGTCGGTTATCACGCCGACTTCTATGCGGCTTGAATCTGCGTGAATCAATCGTTCCATAAAGGTTCACTCCGCTGATGAATCAACGTAATATCAAACGAATAATCACCATTGTACAAAACAGGAACCATGCCAATGGGCGCATATTGAAAAATGTCGTTCTTCTTGTCGCGCGTATTGAACAGGTTGCTTTTACCGCCTGTTGTGCCTATTTTGTAAATTTTCTTGTGAAGTTGGTCGATAACGGCGCGTTCTCGCGCGGCAATAGTTGTGTTCAGCGTGTAACTATGCCCGCCGATTGATAATGACGGATTGACTGCTGGACCGTATATTGTCAGTATCATCGGCGTTTCCCATGAACCAACCGTGTTGTCAAGCGTTGTCTGCGCATATCCTGTGCCATACTTATACGGATAGCGCCCATTGTAACGCTTCCCGTTCGCTGACGAAACAGACGCGCCACCAGCGATAAAGTTTTTTGTTTCTTCAATGCACCAGTACGGGACAACAGGAAGAACCGTCATTTTTTTTGTAACAAACAGCATGTGCCGTGACTTTTCTGTGATTTCGCTACCTATCAGATAACACGAAAGGTATTGCTGATTTAGCCACAGCTTGCCCGGCATTCTGCTGCGAACATCATATTCTGTAACATTGTGCAGTCGATTCAGAAGGGCGTCAATTTCGGTGCGTGAATAGGCGTGTGCGGAAACGTTAAAGTTTTTCGTTTTATCGTTCCTTGAAAACTGCGAAACGCTTCCGCCCGTACCATCAGGATAAGCAGAATAATTATAGCTCCATTCAAAATTGCGAAGCGTTCCTTCGTCTGCATAAAATCCAGCACGGTCAAGCCTGATCGTTTCACCTGCGCTGTTTTCGTACTGAATCATACAAACCCCACTTCCAAGCCGCGCCGCATTGTGCGCCCAAACTCGCGCCCGTTCAACTGAATGACAGCTTCTCCAACGCCCGCACGTTGAAGCGCTCCAACAAGATTATTGGATAACTTTTGAAGCGCGGAATCAGACAAGTCATAACTGATTGCTGTGCCTGAATAATAAGGAACAGAAGCCGGGGCAGAAAGCACCGTGCGCGCCGCGCTGGTAACGCCTTTGATGCTAAAGTTTACATCCGTATCCGGCAACATGTCATTAAAGGCGCGCTGTACCGTTCCTTTTTCGTTTTCAATACCGACAGCAACACCTTCGGCAAGCATTTTGCCGACTTGATCGCGCATGACGGTCGAAGGGGAATGAATGCCGAACAAGCCTTTAATGAAATCAAGCACGTCGCCAACCCACCCGACAATTTTGTCTTTGAGCCACCCGACAGCACCTTTCAGGCCTTCCCAAAGTCCTTTTACAAGCTCAACGCCGACATTCGCCATTGCCGCAACGCCTCTTGCAAGCCCTTGAACGATTGCGGTTATAATCGCAGGCAGATTCGCAACAAGGGTCGGAATTGCGGAAATAATACCTTCGCACAGGGCTGACAAAAGAGAAATGCCCGCATCAATGATTTTCGGCAGATTTTCAATGATAAACGTCAGCAGCGTGTTCAAAACTTTCGGAAGCGCTGCGGATAGCTTCGGAATCGCTTTGATAATGCCATCAGTCAGCGAAATTAGAATGTTGATACCTGTTTCAAGAATTTTCGGCAACCAGTCATTGAACATGCCTGTTACCTTGTCAATTAGATTATTTATCGTCTTCTGGAATTTTTCAGAAGCGCCATCCGCACCCTGAACCATGCCGATAAATGCCTGCACAACCTCTGTGACGCCCTCAATGACGCCCTTTGTAGCTGGCAAGAATACTTCAGCAACTGAACGTCCTGCTGCTGTCATGGTCGATTTCATGACATTTACTGCGTCGTCGTATGCCCCAAATGCTTTTAAGCTGTCATCAGACATAATCAAGCCTGCCGCCGCAGCTTCTTCGCCCAAGTCCTTGAACGCCTGACTTCCGGCGTTGATAAGTGGGTTTAGGTCTTTAGCAGACTTGCCAAGCAGCGTCATTGCAAGTTGATCGCGCTCTGTGCTGTTCTCAACCTTGCCTAATGCGTCGATAATTTCCCAAAAAACTTGTTCGTCGTCGCGCATTTGCCCGGTTGAATCGGTTATCTTCACACCCAGCGTTTCAAAGGCTGCTGCCGTATCTGCCGAGGAACTGGTCATGTTCTTTTCAAGTTTTGTCAAGCTGCCCGTTATCGTATCAACCGATGTGTCGATAAACTGCGAAGCGTATTCCCATTTCATCAGGTCTTGCGTCGCAACGCCTGTGACATCTGACATAGTCAGAATAGTATCAGCATACGTTCCGGCTTGCCCGGTTAAATCATATATCGCTTTACTAGCAGCGACGCAGGCTGAACCAATAGCGGCAAAAGAAGCAACAACGGCTTTTCCAGCAACTTCAGCAGCTTTTACAAGTCCTTCGCCAATATGCCCGGTAAGCTCTTTGATTTTATCTTTTAGCGACGGAATGTTGTCATTTGCCTGCTGATATTCATTGTTCATTGCAGCAAGAGCAGTGCGGGCTTTTATCAAATTTTCTTCAAGCCGCTGCGTTTCCTTGCTGTTTCCTTCTCCTGCTTGACGGTTCTTTTCAATTTTTTCGGTATATAAGTCAATGATTTTTTGCTGCTGTTCCATTTCTTTCGACAGCAACGCCATTCGTTCGCGGTTCCCGTTTGCTGAATCACTGTTCAACTTGTAGACTGTGGTATTTTCTTTGACTTGCAGCCCTAGCAGCTTGACGGCATTCATTGCGTCGTTGAGCTGACTTTTATACTGCTGTTCACCTTCAAGGACAATATTTGTCCGAATGTCACGCATCGGCATAGAAAGCAGCCCCCTTTTCTCGCGTTATACCGTGCTGCTGATCGTCGTAATCGCGCCGATATAGATAAAGCGTAAGAACTGCGCCGGGGTTTGATTTCATGATGGTCTGAAAATCAAGCCCGGCAGTAAGCCCGCAATGTACAACGCGCAGCGGGGTCAAGTCCTCGCTGCGCCCTGCACGTTTTTTTCGATTTCAGCAAGCACTTCATCAGTTTCTCTATCTTCCATCGTGTATTTGATATTCATGCCGATTTCGATAGCGCGAAGAAATGCGCTTGTCATTGTCGGAATATCCTTCGGTAATGTCTGGCGCAGGATGTAGTCGGGGGAAATGTTCGTATCGTTCCCCTTGATTGCTTCTCCTTGTGTTGCAAGAATAGAAATCAAACGGGGAACAAGGCGAATTTTTTCGGAATAGCTGGCATTGTTCAGCCTATCACCGATTTTTTCAAGATCGCCGAACTCATCGCAAAGTTCAGCCATTGCTTCGGTATTCAAAACAAGGTCAAGTTCCTTGTTGTCAAGCAAGGTGATTTTTACTCCATCTGTCATCATTTCTGTTCACCTGCCTTATTGCTCGCCGACAGCCGTGATATTCGCGTAATCGTCGATGAATTTTTTAGCGTCTGCATAGCTTGAAAAAATCTTGCGGTCGCGGAACTTCAGTTTGTCGCTGTTGTCGATATACGCGCCCATAGCACGCAGAATCATCGTCGGCGTACTCCATTCAAGATTCTGTCCCTTCGTCTGCGCACTTTCGGCTTCAATTCTGGCGCGCACCTTGTACCACCACGTTGCAATATAACTCTTTGTAGTTACGCCCGTTTCCTGATTCGTCTTCGACCTGACGCGCACATAGCCAAAGCCGCCGAGCGGGGAAGCGTCATCGGTATCTTCATAGTGCGCAGCGTCGCCTTCTCCCGTCTTCAGCGTTCCAAGCATATACTGTTCATTGTCAAGCGACAGATCGTCGGTGTTAATCGTAATCTGCGCTTCGCTGATGGAGTTGTCTTCTTCGGCAACGACATCGTTTGCATAAAGTTTGCTGCTGTTGCGTGTAATAGCGACGTTTGCACTAATCATCATGCCAACTTCGCGCCCTGTGCCATAAGTAATGGCATTTCCTTCGGTGTGCGACTGCACACGGGAAAATACGGCGTATCGCAAGCCAATATTTGCCATTGTTTAACCCTCCGATTCAAGTTTTTGATACCATACCGCAGCCATAGCTTCGACGGCTGGTTCTTCTGATTGCTTTTCAGCATCGTCAACGAAATGCGTTGCTTTTCGGTGTGATGCTCCGTAATGATTGACAAAAGCCTTTTCCGCATTGCGAACGCCTTTGTGATCGCGTCCTTGCGGATAAATGGCAACCTTTTTTTCGGTTTCAGTATTTACAATTTCAGAGTGACCGACGCTTTCAAGCATGTCGCCCGAATCAATCAAGTCATGTGCTTTAATCGCATCGCGCCACGCATCGGCGACAACTGCTGCGCCTGCTTCAAGGATTTCGGGCGCAGTTGTATCGACCATATCACCGTTTGTTTTTAGATCGGAAAGCAGTTCGTCGAATCCTTTGCCATTAAATAACGCCATCGTCAGTCACCACTTCGCAATCAAAAATGTGATGGATATATCGCGTATCTGTTTCAAAGTCTGTTGTATGCTCAACTGCGATTTCATCATTCAGGGAAAGCGCGTGAAAGTAATGTGAAGCAACGGGATCGTCTTCTTTGAAGGTGAAATAATCGACTTGAACTTTTTTTACGTTTCCGGCAGGAACTCCATTTGCGTACAGCGTTCGTGTGCCGTAGTCGCTCCAAACGGAATAGGCGTCATCGCTCTTTTTCCGAATACGTTGATACCGCGAAATATCCGGGTCAATTTTCTTCAGAATGTTGACGAACGCTTCAATCGTCATTCGGTTCAACCCCCTGACAGACAAGTTCGACTTTGCGATTCGGCGTAGGGTATGAACGCAGAACTTTGTATGTTTTTCCGTTATACTCTATCAGGCGTTCTTGCTGATAATCAGCTTCAGAAACGGTAAAAGTAACGGCGGGGGTCATACCCGCCGCCGCTGCTTTATAAAATTCCGAACGCCCGACGCCGCCCTGTTCGGCGATTATCTCGCGTCCTGCCGTTGTGTTTCTCGTTTCAAAACCTGTGCCGCTTTTGCTGACCGTCTTTTCAAGCAGTTTAATCACAGTGCGCCTGTTCACGAATAGCAGCCCCTTTCGTCGTTATTTCTGCCATCATGGGTCAAGGACAGTTTGTTGACGATAGCGTTATAGCTTTCCATTTGTCGCGCTGCAATGTTCGGTTCTTCCCAAGATTGATCGGCTTTGACAAAGCACTTGATCGCCTGTATTACGTCAGCGTTCGCTTCGTCGCGGGCGACGCGACGGGGAACACCTGACATTTCCATATCCCGACGTGCGGCTTCAACAACGTCGCGCAACTCATCGTCGAACGCCGCCGACGTGATGTTCAGTGATTTGCGTACACGTTCAATGATGTTCATGCGCGTTTACTCCATCAGGTCAGCGACATCTTTACGAAAGCATCAGACACAGTCGGCTTGCCGTCGAAGATTGCGCAGCCGCGATAGTCCGTCAGATTCTTGCGGAAGCTGCTGTGTTCAGACTTATCAACCGTGATGCTTTCGGCGAAGTTTCCGTAGTAGGTCTTCAGATCGCCGAAGTACGCATCACCCAGCGTCGCCGCCTTATCGGTAAGCATGACAGGATAGCCCATTATGAAATACTGCCCAGCGCCTTCACCCTTAACAATCGGCGCTTTTGCGTCGTCGCGGATGGGCATAAACTTCTGCCACAGCGTTTTCTTGCTCATGATAAACTTCGCATTGCGGTCGTAAGTTCCCGGCAGAAGGGAAATCAAGCTGCACACTTCAGCATACGTCGGCGTTGCGGCGGCACACTTGACCTTGTTTGTTGCCGCCGTCCATGTTGCCGCCTTTTCAATACCCGTTGCCTGATTGCTTCCCGTTCCGTTGACAATCCAGTTTTCAATCAGGTATGCAATGCCGTCGGTCAGGTTGTCAATCAGCCACGCTTCAAACGCATTGATAGACATATACTTGACCTTTGCACTGATGGACAGCACCTTGATTGCTTCAAAGCCGGTCAGGTTGACTTCAACGAGCTTGTCGGCACTTTCGGAAGTGTCAGCACCTTCGGCGTGATATGCGCCATCAGTAGTGGTTGCGTTTTCGACCGCAATCGTGACATTGCCCGGAATATTGAACAGGGTAATTTCGCCAATAATAGGCGCAACCGACTGAAGACGTCGAATAATTTCATTCTGCGTCTGTGTCGGAATAGCAGCGCCTGCGCTGCTGCTGGCAGAAGTCAGGGCGGCGCGCTGTTCCGCTTCATCCATCGCCGCACGTTCGGCGGCAGACAGCGGCAGACCCATCAGGGAACGCAGGAAGGCGGTTCGGTATTCAGGGGTCGCAAGAACGTCGCGTTCTTCGTGCGTTTCATTCCGTCCGTCAGGCGGGGCAAGAGGATTTACAGGCGGCGTGATGCCTTGTGCTGTGCCGTTTGCGATTGCTTCCAGCATGGAACGGCGCTGTTCGGCTTCGGCGACGCGCTGTGCGCGTTCCTGAAGCAACTGATTCATTTCGTTCTGAAGGGTATCAAGGTCGGTCGTTTCGGGGTTCTGAAGCGCGGTGCGAATTTCAGCAAGACGCGCATCAATCTGTGCAAGCGTTCTCATGTTTGTTACTCCTTTTCTTTTTCGGTTCCAATGTAGGAATCAATCAGCATAGACATTGCTTTTCTGCGCCTTTCCAGTCGCTCCGCTGTTTCCTTCGCAATCACTCCGTCAACGAAAGAACGGGCAGAAATATCGGTATCGGCGTCGGCGGGGAAAGTTACCGCGCTGACGTCGTAAACCTTCTTGATTTTCAGAATTGTTCTTGTGCGCGTTTCGGTGTTATACGAATCTTCAGCAACGGTAAACGCCCATGACATTTTATCAATCAGACCCGTTCTGATTTCTTCGTGCATCTGACGCGCCGCTTCGGTTGTAGATAAATCAACAGAACATTTTAAACCGTGTCCATCAGGGGCAAGCGTCAGCGTTCCGTTTTTCGTGCGCGCGTAGACGTGTCCTTCATGGTCGAACCTGAAGACAACGTCGGAAAGGTCAGCGCCGTCAAGCGCGTTTGAACTGACCATTTCAAAATACTTGACACCGTCGTATTCATAAAGCAAATACGGCGTGTCAAACGTAGTCGCATAACCTTCGACGCGATACTGCTGCGCTTCGTCGCCCTGCTGACGCTGGACAACGGACAGCAGCGGCATATCGCGATATTCGCGGCCCTTCATCCGTTTCGGCATTGTGAAAACCCCTTTCAAATTCGTGTCAGATACGATTATTCTTCGCCTTCGCCGCTTTCATCGTCTTCAGGCGGTTCGGGCGGGTCAGAAGGCGGCGCGGGCGGTTCGGGTTCAGGCGCGGGCGACGGCGTGCCGTCTTTGCCGCCGTTGTCCTTATATTCGCCGCGAATATACCGCTTGTCGCCGTTCGGAACATGCGGAAGCTGCCATATATCGCAGACGTCATTCTGTGAAAGAATGCCCCTGTCGAAAAGCTGCTGCGATACTTGAAGTTTTGCTTGTGTCGAAGCATACTGAAGGCGGTTCGCGCTGAACATGATTTCATTGCCGAACGCGATTTCATGGTCGGTGAAGGTCATATTCGTCAGCGCAAGGCCAAGCTGAACGATAAACGGTTCAAGTTTGCCTTCATACCATGCGTTGAACTGTTCTTCGTTAAACTTGTTCTGAAGGATAGCTTCATTTACGCCGAAGTAATTGTATACGTTTTCATTGATAATCCGCATCTGATCGGCGTCAACGATAAACGCCTTGCTGTCAATCTGTTTAACGTCAGAATACTTCGCGTCAATCAGGAAGATACCGCCCGTGTTTTCAGAACCTAAGTTTTCTTCGCGCAGCCGTTCGCGTTCCGCTTTGATCGTCGAATCTTTCAGCGTTTGCGCAAGCTTCGCGATAAAGCGCAGCGACGCGCCGTTTTTGACAGCGCTGATAATGCCCTGATTCTGAATATCAATCATTTGCAGCGTCGGGTCAATAATTCCCGCGTTGCTGTCGCCGAAGAAGTCGTTCCGATACTGCATCTGCGTCAGCACGCCCGCGCGTTCAAGTTCAACAGCGGCCTTCTGCCCGCTGGTAAACGTATAGCGCAGATATGGAACGCCGCGAACGGTCACGATTTCAATACGGTCAGGGCAAAGGGGGTAATACCCGACAATCGTTTCATAGTCAGGGCCGAGAATAGGCGCAATGAAGGCGTTATTCGTCGCCGCGTAGATTGTCGCAACCCGATAAAGGAATTGCGACGTATTCATGTACGGGTTCGGCCTGTGTGAAAGAATACGCGCAAGCTTTTCGTTCCGCGAACCGACAATTTCAGGTTTCAGTTTTGAAATATGATTCGCGAAGGCGTGAATTGCCGCGCGTGTCTGCATCACTTCATAAACGCCGCCTTCAAACGTCGTGAAAACGGGGTTGTATGCTGTCAGCGTCTTGAAGTAGCCTTCGACGCGTTCGGCATCCCCGCGACGCGGAAAGATTTTTTCAAGCAGTCCCACGTTCTAACCCCTTTCAATTCAGATTTACGAATTGGTCGTACTTGTCCTTTAGTACCTTGTAACCATTGATAAGCGCGACGGTTCCGTCAATGCGCTTGCGCGGGTCAAGTCCCTTTATCGGTTGAATATTCCCGTTAATATCAACCTTGATTTCGGTATTCGCAAGGCACATTTTATCAATCGGGTTGCCATTGTAAACAATGCGCTTCGCCTGAAGATCGGCGCGAAGCTGCTTCATCGGGTCAGACAGCGTATAGATACCCTGCCTGACGGGAATCATTGCGTTCGGCCCAATTTCAGCCTTGAAGGCGGCAAGCAGCGTATCGTCGATATGCCAAGGGTCAAACCCGATAAACATAGTGTAAAGGTCGTCGCGTTCGCGCAGCTCCATAAACCATTGAAGAAAACAAACCTTGTCAACCTTGTTGCCTTCCCATACGCGCATAAGCCCTTGTTTCACCCACAAATCATAGGGCATATTGTCGCGTTCGCGCCTGCTTCCCGTTTTTGATACCTGTTCAAGTACCGTTTCAGGAATCCAATACATAGACTTGACATATATATTCGGGTCATCAGGACGCATCATCAAGGCTTTTGCCGCATTAAGGTCTGTTGTGTCTGCGGCGTCAAAACCGCCAACACAATAATCAAACTTCATGTCAAATGTCGCGTCATTGTTTAGTTCCTCCCAGCGCAGCCACGACGAAGCGCCTGTTTCTTTTAGGTTGAAATCTTTCGTCTTTACCGTAGGCATGAAGGAAGGGTCATCTTTCGCTTTCTGAACGCATCGCTTTAGAAAGTCGTATTTCTTTATCGTACCAAGTCCCGGATTTGCTTTTATCCAGCAAGATTCATCAAGCCATTCGTCAGGGTCGTCAAGCTCATAGATAAACGCGGCAAAGCGTTCGTCTTCAATCGTTCCGTCGAGAACGCCGCAGGCGTATTCGTATTGTGCATCAAAGATATTGTCTCTGACAAATCCGTTTGTCGTAATAGCAAAAAGCAGCGGTTGTGACCGCGCCGACATTGATTGTTTCATCAAGTCGTATAAGTCGCGGTTCTTAATCGCTGCCAATTCGTCTATGATTACGCCGTGGGCGTTTAGACCGTCAAGACCGTTGCTGTTTGCTGCAAGCGCTTTTATGAAGCCCAGATTGTACGGAAAGTATATATCGCTGACGCGCTTTCGCAGAATCCCTGATAAGTCGCCGCTACGCTTAATCATGCTATGAACGGCATTAAAGCCTAACATTGCCTGATCGTGCTTTGTAGCCACGTTGTACACCTGCGGGGAACCTTCGCCGTCGTTTGCAAGCAAGTCAATTTCAACAGCCGCCATTTCAGTTGTTTTGCCATTCTTTCGGCCTTCGATTGTCAAGCATTCCTGATACTGACGAAGATTGCAATCATCGACAAAGCCGAAGATTGCTTCAAGTTTCGCACGTTGGAATAGCTCAAAGCGAAGCGGTTGACCGCTTTCAGGCTGTCGGCAAAAGCGTTCCATGAAAACAATATGCCTGTCTGCAATTTCCTGATCGAAGTGCCATTGACCGGGGTTATAATACCGATAAAGCAGTTTTTCATACATCTGCTTGATTCGGCGGCAGGCTTTGATTTTCCCGTCAAGAATGGCGACGGCATATTGTTCAAGCGCGCTCACGGCCCAGCGCGGCGCGTAATGTAGTCAAGTGCCGCATTCTTGCTGTTGCTCCCAGAAGGTGATTCGGGAAGCATGTCAATAAGCTGTTTCATGGTTGCATTGAAGTTCTTGACCATCGTGTTATAAATATCGACTTCCGACGACTTTTTTGTACCGAACTGGTTTTCGCCGTTCTGGTATTCTTCGGTATATCCCTTTTCGTTGATAATCCGCTGAAGATCGGTCAGGGAAACTGCCATGAACGCGGCGTTTTCAATCAGTTTTTCGGCAACGGCTGACGCATCTTGTGTCAAATTTGCGAAGATTTTTTTAAGTCGCTTTATCTCCGCTTTAATGTAGTCGTCTTTCGTCATGCTGGCTTTGCTCTTGCTCATTCTACACCCCCCGCCCGCGCTGTCTGCGCTAAAATTTAGGTTCCACCCCCCGCGGTCTTCGTCCCCCTTCTTAACATTTTTTGATAGGGGGGATTAGTCCGGTTCATAATTTCGGAACCATTCCGTTATGATTCTGCGCTGCCGTTCTTTGTTTGTGCGCATATCGTCAGCTTCCATGTTCGCAACACATTTTTCAAACGTGCTTTCTGTGAAAACGAAGTCAGCATTAGGAAACGTCATAGACATTTGCTGACGGTCTGACTTCTTCGGCAGACCTGCAACAATCCACGCTGTGCGGACGCCCGGCAACCCGTCCTTGACTGCCTTGTATACCGCCGACCGTATCAGCAGCATCGCGGGCAGATAGTCTGAAATATCAGACTGATCGTCAGCCTTGTTCGTCAGCCCCGTGAAGCAATACATGATTGCATCCAGATCAACAACAATGTCCATGTGCTTCATGTGTTCATGCACATAGGTTGTCTTGCCTGATGCCGGACAGCCCCAAACGACGCGCACCTGACCGCGCGGTATCGGCTGACCGTCTGCATCAAACATAATGCGTAAGTCGGCTTCACGCGCTGGTCGCCCGTGGTTCAGCGTCTTATGCTTGTCATGTTCTTCGATGTGACACGACCTGCATAGTAGTTCAAGGTTGTTCCATCCGAAAGCAATTTCAGGGTCGTTGACATTCGCAGGCGTAAGGTATGTTTTGTGATGCACTTCGTCGCCCGGCGCGCCGCAGCGTTCACAAATACCGTGACGATATGCTGCATACGCATCGCGGCATTGTTTCCACGCTTTCGACGCATACAGCTTTTTTGCAAAAGGTGCAGCCACGTTGCAGCACTCCTTCCGGTAATAGAAAAGGCGCAACCGTTTAAGCGGTGCGCCCTTCTACAAAATCACAGTCTAATACTAGCACGCCTTAAAGCGTATGTCAAGTATCATACATGGAATCAATCTTCCTGAAAGTCTGTTTCGTTTCGTCAGACGCAATGCCGATATAAATCAGCGTCGTTTCTTCCTTCGCGTGATTGAACAGCTTCATCAGCCCGGCTATGTCGTGCGTTCCCTGATAGTAGTGATAGCCGAAAGTCTTGCGCAGGGTGTGCGTCCCAAGATTATAGTCAGCAGGGAAATTGCCGATTTTTTTGATTTCCTGAATGTCGCGGTATGCCGTGCGTCTGTCAATTGGCTTTTGCTGCTTTGTGATTCTATCAGGTCTATCAGACGCAAACACATATTCATCGGGCGCGCGCCCGGCAAGGCGTTCTTTGTATGCGCGCTTTAAGTTCTTCGTGATGAACAGTTCTATTTGCTTTCCCGTCTTTTTTTCTCTGATAACAAATTTGTCCTTGTCGTATACGTCGCCGACTTTCAGCAACAGCAAATCCGAAATTCTGCGCCCAAGATACAGCCCTGACAGATACAGCAGGTATCGGCGCTTTCCCGCTTCCGTCTGGTCATTCTTCAAGGCTTCCGCAATCCTGTTGATTACTGCCTTGTCGCGTATTGGCTCAACCCGCACCGCGAAGCCCCCTTCTTGCGTTGATTTTGTCCCGTATTGCAAATATTGTGACGTTTTCCTTGATAACGCACTTTTTGCTGTCTATATAATGAAGAAACAGCTTTGCAATCACAGTGCTTTTTCTGCTTGTCCCATCATGCAAAATAACGTGACAATGCGCCTAAAATGAAAATCGTACCTGATACGAATTTCGCCTGTTGGTCATCGTTTTCTGAAAGCTCTTGCCATAGGACAAGTTGCGAAATGGCTGACATATCCGCGCATCAGATCGGCGTTTGTGCTTCTCACGTTCTCCCGTCGTCCGTTCGAAACGCGCCCGTCAACGGTTATGATTGTATCCTTCGCCGTCTTATCTTCGATGTATACAGGCCAAGGATTCACGGGAATAACCTTTCCGGCTTTCAGCTTGATGAAGCCAATTTCAGCCCCGCAGCCTTTGCACTTCGTCACAGTTAAACATCCCCTTCAGCACGGTTGTTGCTGCGTTCAGCGTCAACTCCTTTCGGATAGCGGTTCTTCAGCTTCGAGATATTCCGCTGCGCGATTTCCGCAAGTGAAATGCCCGACGCTTCCGCGAACTCTGCAATATACCACAGGCAATCACCGACTTCACCTGCAAGGCGGTCAATGTCAAGCGGCGCGCCCTGTGCCCGGTGCTTCTTCAGCAGGTCAATCGCTTCACCCGCTTCGCCACACATGCCCATGACAGCGTTCAGCAGCATTTCGTCAGCGGGCAGTTCTTTGTTTGCTGTCCGCATTGCTTTTCTCTGATATTCGTCGAACATGAAAAAATTATCAATCGTCTTAACCGTCTTCGATGTGTGAAGCATCGTCTTCGTCCTCCTGAACTTTGATTAAATTCTTTTCTGCTGCTAACAATGCACAGTAGCAAACATAATTGTCGCGGTATCTACGCACAGACTGGCGGTCATAGTGCATTACTTCGGCAGCGTCTTTTTGCTTGACGTGCCGCACATAGATTGCATTGGCAATTTGCGCTTCTGGCTTTCCTGCAAAAATGTCGTCAAGGTGTGAAAAAACTTCTGCCCATTTCAGCGCGGCACACAGATCGGCTTCAGCCTGAAGAATTGCGAATACAGCACGTTCGACCGGGCCTGATTTGTCGCCCGAAGACGCAACGCAGCTTGTGTCGAGGTTTTGACCGTGCGCGGCATACGCACGTTCACGGGCAGACATAAGGCGTTCTGATGCCGCTTTGACCAAACTTTCACGCTGATACAGCATATCTTCGCATGTGTCATAAATCCTGCGCGGTATCGTCGCCATTGTTGCCGCTCCTTTCCGCTTCATGCTTTTTGCGCCGTTCTTCTCGCATTTGTTCTTTTCGTTCCCATTCGCTGGTGTATGCGCAGCCATCATAACGCCCGGAAATGCGGTCTTCGATATAAGCATATTCGCCATATTCTTCCGGGGTTGTAACGTGCTCATATTGCCAAGTGCTGAAAATGCGGGAACAGTATGCAAAAGGGTTCTTTGCAGCGGCAAGTGCTGCGCATTTAAGGGCAAGTTTGACCATTACAGGCGAAAACTTCATGGTTGCCGCAAGCATTCCGAACCGTTGCGTTTCAATGGGCGTTGCTTCGCGTCCGAAGTACGCCTGAATCCCTTCTGCCGCCGCTTTTGTATTGGCATTAACGCGGTCAGTGTATTCACCGTCTTCGTCCTCAAGTTCACGGTCTTCTTGCGCTATGCGCGCGCGCCCGCGCGCTGCCTCCTCCTCCACATCTTCATCATCATCAATAAACACGTTTGGGTTACGTTCAGTTCCGTTAGGTTTATGTTTATTATAAATGTCCGTGGCTTTACCCTTGACGTTACCCTGTGTTTTACCCACGGTTTTACCCTGCATGCTACCCGCTACTTTATCCGTTTTTGTCGGACAAGATGCAGAGTAACAAGGTTTTGAACATGCTTCGCCGGTGTTATCCACAGATTCATCAGAAACTTGTGGATTATCTGCGACGGTCAAGTAGTGCATCTGATACATAGGCAGTTCAGCATTTTTGCGCCCATGCTGGAAGGAAAGAAGCCCGCGCTGCGCAAGAGAATTGCGTGCCTTTGCCATCGCATCAAAGCCGATAGGTAGAAGGGAAAGAAGCCGTTTATTGGCAATGCGGATATAGCCATCAGGCCAATTCGTGCCTATGGCGCGCCGATTCATTTCGTGGATCAAGGCGTACCATAAAAGCCGCTCATTGCTGGAAAGCCCATTATCTGACGCATACTCAATAAACGTGATATGCTCCTTGACGTAATTAACGCACGGCATTACAATTCCCACTCCTTATATTCCAGCAGCACCCGCAGCGGCATTTCGCCGCGCATGTGCCTTTGTATAATTTCGACCGTCGCGCTGTCCTTGTGCGCTCTGGCTTGCTTCAGCGCGGCGTTCTGCGCAGCAGTCAAGCTGTCTGCATAGCTGCTGAATCGGTTGATTTGCGGCGGCGTAGCGCGCCCGTATGCCTTCATGCGGCATATTACGCCCTCACCGACAGGCGCGTTGTCCTTCGGCACGTCAGGCCATATTATGGCGTGCTGAATAGGGTATCGAAGGATGAAGCGTATCTTGACAATAGGGTTTGTTTCTTTGCCCCTGAAACAATGGTCAACATTCACCAGATCGGCAATATAGCGGTCTTGAAGATCGTCGTCGCCAACTATCAGGGTTATCGTTTCAGCCGTCGCGTGCATGAAGCATGTTCGCACCGTCCTTTCTTGTGCATTTTGCGGGTTTGTGGTGGGCGGGCGACGTGTCGAGCGTCGTTCTTCGGGGTGGCACAGTCCGAAGAAATGGTCAGCCATCCCGCCCATAAAAAGCGCGGATTACCCGCCGCGCCGGGCGCGCACCTTGCGCACAGTTTGAAATGAACTCCAGCCATCAATGAAGGTTCCAGCAAGCGCGAAATATGCAGCAGGCAGGTCGTGAATGTCGTCGATTGCGTATTGCGCTTTCAGATCGCGCCATATTGCCCGCCTGAACGCTTCTCCGTCTTCGGCGTATGAAAACCCGTGTTTCTCGCAAAGCGCCGCAGAACGCGCCTGAACGCGCTTCTGAAGGGCTTTCGCCTGCTTGCTATTGATTGTGACGCGCTGTTCGGTCAACTTTTCAAGTTTCTTCATGCGCTGATCGAGTGCGGTAACGACCGCGCCCATTTGCTGAATGAAAAGCCCCATTTGCCGAAGATTATCTGCTTGAAGCTGCGTTAGTTGTTGAAGCGGTGCAATCTCGTTATTCGGCGTCTGCGTCAAGGATAATCACCCCTTCCGCTGGAATCGGCGCTTTTGCCGCGTCGATTGCCGAAAGAACCCGTTCAGCCCAACATTTGACGCCGTTTGTCATAAGGCGATAGCTGCGCAGCGCGTCTTCGTTAATCGCCCTAAAATCCATGAACGGAACGGCCCATACCTTTCCGCTGAACTCGTTGCAGACCGTGACGAAATCAAAGACGTTCAATCCGTCCCCGGCTTCTTCATCCTGATCGGCGGCGTCAAGCTGCTGAATCTGCGCCCGTTGCGCATCAGCAACCGCAGCAGCAGCCCGTTTTTCAGCTTCAGCAGCAGCTTCTTCAGCTTCTTCGCAGCGTTGGCGCAAGGAATCGAGGTCGCGTTGCATTTGTTCGTAACCAGCGGGCGCAACCACCTTTTCGACGATTTCCGTTTCTTGCGGCTTGTTCTGCTCCCAGTCAAGTTGTGCTTCAAGGTATTCCATTTTCTCCTGTGCCTTGTCAAGCTGTTCTTTGTAAGCATCGCGCCCGCGTTCCGCGACGGACAGGACAGTTTGCGCTTGATGCAAGTCAAGCTGCGCTTGCGAAAGTGCTTCTTCTGCTTTCTTGCGTTTCTCCGCTTCCTGTTTTGTTGCGGCAATCAGCCGTTTGATTTCAGCCGCCGATTTATCTTCAATGTCGTTGTCCTGCATGAATTGTTCGCGTTCGTCTTCCGGCAGGGCAATCAAGGCGATTGCTGCCGAGTAGGGCAGGGCGGCAAGCTGATCGTTGCCCGGCACTTCTGCTGCATAGCGCATATAGTTTTCAGCACTGGAAACGGAAATGTTCAGTCCTTGAAGATAGGGCAACCATTCGCCATGGTTCAGCATTTGCTTCACTTCGGCAAGATCGCGCCCAATGGCGACGATTGACGCTTTCGCGTTCCGATAGTTCACCCGAATGTCAGCCGTGATTTCATCCACGCTGCGCCCGGATAGCGCGACGTTTTGCGCGCTGGTCATGATTTCATTTTGCATTTGTGCCACCTCATGCAATTACATTGTTTTAATCAAGTTGACAACGACCTGAATGAAGTACAGCAAGCCGCCAATGCTGGCGCACCCGCCGAAAATCATAATCAGACAGCCGAAAGCCGCCGTTCCGTCTGATTTCCTTTCTTCGTGTTCAGCCTTGCCCTTGTTCGGGTTTGAAGTGTTCGGCTTCAAAGGCGGTTCGTATTCCATCTTCGGCAATTTTCAGACCTCCGTGACATAGTCGATGTAGTTTTCAAGCTGTCCTGCGTCCGCTTCGCTCAAATCATGCAGGTCGTAGAAGTCAAGAAATTCGCGCGTACTCGCTGATACGCAGCACAGGCGGGAAAAGCGGAAAGCAAGTTCAAGAGGAATCTTGTTATAGCGCTTGCCGACTTTGTAGGCAATCTGATAGCAGCCGTGTTTGCAGCCGAAGTCAATCAGCGGGCGCAGCAGCGCACCATAATCGGCATGATCAGGAAAGGCGCAGTAGCCGCGATAACGGATTTTTCCGTTTTTGCTCAAAAGCCGGAAGGCGTGACGCCGCCCGCGAATCGTGCCGAAGTTTTTGCTTGTTGCGCATCCGTAAACCATCCATGCGCCGCGCGTATAGCCGCGCACGTTGCACCATTTATCATGGTCAAGCACAAGAACATACATAAAAACGCCGCCTTTCTTGAAGGTATCAGCGCCCTGTGACGGGCGCTGATTGAGAGATTATCCGATTACACAAGCCGCCGCCGCGCCGTGATCAATGCAGGCGTGATAGCTGATCCGCGCGCCCGTAGTGTCCACGCTACGCGCATAGCTCGCGCCGCCGGGGTACGGCGAACGCAACCACCAGCTACGGGGGCTTCCTGTCACGTCCCGCTTTTTTCTGCTTTCATCATCCGTGAAGAACGGATATGCTGCACCTTCAAAGCGCACATAGTCACCAGCAGGGAAGCCGACTTCCGTGCAGGAAAGCAAGAACAGCTTGTCAGCCGTGGTTTCGGGCTTGCTGCCTTCCGAATCGACCGTGTACGTCGTCTTTTCGACTTCCAGCATTGCCGCACGGTCTGCTTCGGAAAAGCCGTTCAGAATGTCCGTGTTCAACACGCTGCGGATTGTCGAAGAAGGATAATGCGCGTGTCCATACGGGAAGCCTTCGCTTTCCTTGTCATAGACGAACCTGCCGTCAATGACATCGTGCATCAGCAGGGTCAGCGTCGGCACGTCTTCACCGCTGGCAGGCATATCGGCATTGATACCGATAACGTCCCAAACGACCGCGCCGAAAAGCTCATGCTGATTTACGACCTGATCGCCGACGTGAAACAGGTCAACCATGCCTGCGGCAAGCATCCGCTTCACGTCCGCGAAGGACATTTTGAAAACGCTGCGCTGCGCGGTCTTTTCCTCTGTGTCGATGCTTTCAGCATCATCAGCAAGTTCTTCGAGTTCATCCCGAATGTCGTTGATTCGTTCCAACAGTTCCTCTCTTGTCATAGGAAAACCACCTTTCAAAATATTTGAAATAGCGCAGGGGCGCGGAATTGAACCGCGCTGCCCACATCCGAACGAACGGGAAAGGGCGTCACCAGTCCCCGCAGAAGCCCGGCACGAAGCCGGGGAAGCGGTCAGCCTGTCACCAAGCCGCCGCCTTTGACGTACTGCGCAAACTTCTGTGCGAAGATGCCCGCAGCATCGGTCAGGGTTTGTTCTTCGGCGGCGCTGAACGGCTTGTCCTTCGGTTCGTCTGGCGCTGCTTCGACGATGATATAGAGCGGTTGCGCGGGCAGGAAAGAGCCGTCAGGCGCGCGCAGCGCCGTCTGCCCGATTTGCACAAGCCGTTCGTTTGGCTTTAGTTCTCTTGCCATAATGTGCCGCCTTTCCGCGCTCACGCGCTTTTCTTATCCAGCGTAGACGCAAGGGCGATGCCCTGCGCGAATCCACAAAGCAACGCCTGTTCGGTCGTCGTCAAGCTGGCAATGATCGCCGCCAACTTGTCAGCTTCGGGCTTGACCTGCTGAATCTCTTGCTTGCTCATTGCGTTACCTTCTTTCTTTTAATCCGTTGCAATAATAGTATAATACAATGGATTTATATTGTCAAGGGTTTTGTTGTGAAAAATATTGCATTGTATTAGATTTTGTGCTATACTAAATGTGAAAGGGGTGGTATGCACGAAAGAACGTCTAAAGGCATTGCGTAGTGCTCTGAATTTAAGTCAGCAAGAGTTCAGCGAAAGAATCAATGTTGCGCAATCCACTTATGCACATTTTGAAACGGGGCGACGCGAACTGCGTGACATTCACATTTCGCAGATATGTCAGGCTTTCAACGTGTCGGAACGCTGGCTGCGAACAGGCGAAGGAAACATGTTTGAAGAATCCTCTGATTCGCTGATTTCGCAGCTTTGCGAAAAGTACAAGCTCGACGATATGGCGCGCGTCCTGCTGGAAACCTTCATTTCGATGCCGCAGGATGAACGCGACGTTGTTATGAACTTCGCGCGGCGTGTAGCTGAAGCAACGAACCGCAACGCAGCAGAACAGGAAAACGAAGCGCTGCGCAACAACCCGGCATTTTCCGAACCAGTGGCGGAAACGGGCGATAACACAGAAGCCCGTGCGTAATGCACGGGCTTCTGCTGTCAGCGTCAGGCGTTCTTGCCTTGTTGGTCATTGTCAGGGGTCAGGGGTCGTTCGGGAATGATTTTCACGACGCCTTCTTTCTTGCAGGAACGGTTCATGTAAATGATTCCCGGTCGGTCGATGAAAACAAATGCTTCAACGTCAGGTCGTTCGGGTACTTCTACATAGACTTTCTTCCGCATGGACGACACCCTTTCTTGTCGGTTCGCCTTTTCGCTGACAGTCCATGCGCATGAACGTCTTATTTTGTATCAATTTTTTGCGAATATCAAGCTGCAATATATGGAAGAAAAGCGAAAGCGTAGGGCAAGACA